TCTCAATGATTACCAAGTAGAGCTGGTGGGAGCAATCACCAGAGCAGAGTTTGTTGCAGTGCATCAATTAAAGAATTTTGGGTATGGGGATAACTGTGTTGTTGATCCTCTTTTATTACACGATGTTAGGGAATATTTATGACTAAGAAACTATTTGTAGCAACACCTATGTATGGCGGGCAGTGCGCTGGCTATTACACGCAATCCATTATGGAACTTAATATGCTGCTACAGAGATCTGGAATTGAAGCTCAGTACAGCTTTATGTTCAATGAGAGTTTAATTACCAGGGCAAGAAATGCGCTTACTCATGGGTTTTTAAAGAGTGGTTGCACTCATTTGATGTTTATTGATAGTGATATTAAGTTTAGACCTAGCGATATTATGGCTATGCTTGAATCAGACGAGGACATCATCTGCGGTATTTATCCAAAAAAAGAAATTAACTGGGATAGCGTTAAGAAAGCAATGGATTCTGGAATACCTCAGGATCAATTAAAGAGCTATACAGGCAGTTTTGTGGTGAATTTGGTAGATTACCAAGGAGAAGTCACTGTACCCGTTGGCAAGCCCGTAGAGATCTTTAATGGCGGTACTGGTTTTATGATGATTAAGAAAGAGGTCTTTGAAAAATTAGCAGACAAAGTGCCTTCTTACTTTAACGATGTCAATGATTTGAATGGTCAGATGACAATCCGTGAGGAGATCAAAGAATACTTTGCTACCTCAATTGAACCCGAAACTGGTCGGTTACTTTCTGAGGATTACCACTTCTGCTACATTTGGCGCAAGAGTAATGGTAAGGTCCACGCTGCTCCCTGGTGTCAGCTTGCTCATATTGGAACTTATGCTTTTGAAGGACAGCTCATCCCTGCGCCATGATGCGCCAGGGCAACCAAGCACCCAATGATTCATAGTTTGATCCTAAGCCAGATGCGCTCATGTATCCAATAGAGCGCTATTTTGGTAAACAGCTCTACAAACGCTATGCTAAATGCAAGGGTTGCAGTGCCAGTAATAATCCAAGAAAGAAAAAAGGTGTCAAGGCTACCAGTAACACGCCAAGACACCGCTTTTAATAAAGATTTGTAATGACTATCTTTTGCCACGCTTTTTTGCGGTACGCTTAGCTTTACGAAATGCTGAATTGGTAGGAGCGCCTTTTGATCCTGGCTTCCTCATTTTCTCGCCTGATCCCTTACGGATACGCTCACGCTTTTTATGGATATTGGCATAAAGTCCTGGCTTCATCTGCACCCCCATCTTCTTCTAGCTGCTTTTCCTCGCTCACCCTTCCAGTTTTTAGACCTTGCACAAAATGACTTGTGCCTTGGTCCTGATTTGGTTGGGGCTTTTAATTTACTGCCTGTTGCTCTATTGTATTTTGCCCTGCCTTTTGCCGTCAATCCACCGCCAGCAGAAACCGATTGCTTTTCACCACGACCAACAGATAGATTAGTGCTTTTAGCCACGGGTAGCCTTTCTTTTCACTCTCATATTGTTGCGTTTGACAGCTTTCAACTGAGTTAGTCCACCGCCTACTCCCATCCTTCTTTCAGCAGCGCTGGTTGTTTTTGAGGATTTATTACCTTTGTGCATTTTTAGCTCTTTCCACCATTTGTAAAACCTGTCATGAACATCAGCTCCTCTGCTTGTCTGCGTCTGAGCAATCCAGCCATGTGTTTTCCAGCAGCCATATCCCACTTTTCAAATTCGTGGGATGCGCCTTCAAAATCACCTGCGTTTACTTTTCTAAGTAAAGTAGAATTATTGAGATTACCGCAGCCACAATTAAAGGCAAAATCAACGAGAGCATCGAATTCATTTTGAGTAACCTCAACAGTTAGTTTGGCATTAACATCTTCTTCTGCTTTTTGTACATCTTTAATTAAAAAGTATTCCGCTTGCTCTTGAGTAATGGTTAACCCTGGGTAAACATCAGGACCAGTATGCCCATATCCAATAGTCCAAGGATCACCGCCAGTGCCAGGATCAGGGTAAGCAGTAAGCCTAACTCCTTCAAAAGATTCTGTAAGATGCAGACCATTTTTGGAATATTGCATTTATTGGCTATCCTTTTTTGACCTCATATCCATAATTTTTTCTAGTGTTCTACCACCAAAGTAGGCTGACATTACCAGCATACCCCACTGACCTAATAACTCAACATAGCTAGAAGCGATTTTGTACCCATAACCATCAGCAATAGCAAAAACTACATAGGCTGTGAGAATATAAACAAGGGTTAAAGGTCTGATGTTTTTAGCTAAGGTGCTATCACTTTGAGCGTCTGCTTGCCATCTTGCAGATACATTGTTTTGCTCACTGACATCAGCATTTAATTGAGCTAATTGCCCGTTTTGTTGCATCTCAAGTAACTTGAGTTTAGCTTCGGCTGCTTGGTTTGCATCTGGAAAAAAGTGATCTATGAGTTTGTTACCGATTCCTAATAGAGCGTCTAATGGAAACATACTATTTCTCCGTTGTAATAGTGTCTTTACCTTTTACTACGGTTACTTTATCGCCATCCACAGATACAGACATAGGAGGTTCTTTTTCAGCTAATTTATCTAAACGCTGAATCAGAGATTCAATAACTTTAAACTCAGGTTTTTCTTCTTTTTCAGTAGTGCCAGCAACGCCATTCATCATGTTGATGATAGCCATCAAAGCACCGCCAGCCATACCGATTACGGCAGCAATCTTGGATGAATCAAGGAAAATGCTTGCTCCTACGGCAATTAAGATAATTGCTGTTATGTAAGCAAGACCATGCTTTCCAATGGATTTACCAGCTACTTCCTTTGCTGTTTCGAGTTGCTCATCCATTCCAAAATCCTTAGTTTGCAGGAGCTTCTGGAGCTGGTGTTTGCTCGATTGGTGTTGCTTCAGCAGGTGGCGCTGTTGGTTCTGGGGTTGGTTCTGGTGCTGGTTCTTGTGGTTCAGCATGAGCAACAAAACGCTGTAATAACTGATGAGCAAGGCTGCCCATCTCAATGCACTCTTTACTAACAAATGATTCAATTTTGTCTAACAAACTCATAATCCTTCTCCTGGGGTGATATAAACGGAAGCGTTAGCTGCATCTCCAATTACTCTTGCGTAAACACTGGTAGTAGAGTTGACTTGAGGACCAGTAAATACTTTATAAGAATAGGGTGGCAACGGAATAACATAAACAGCACCGTTATCAGGCAACGCTACATTAAAATTATTGGTAGGGTTGATCCAAACATAAACAGCATTATTAACATCGGCATTAGAAATAAAATACTGGTTAACAGGACTGTCTGCTGTGATGGTATATACATTGGACTGCGTGTTAGCAGCACCGTTAACGGCTACTTTTACCGTTTTCCCCATCGGTTGAAAAGCGATATTATTAGCCATTAGTAGATACTCTTTTTACCAGCGTTGCCAGGTTTAGTTGTAGAAGAATCTTTGGTGTTGCGGTTATCGTCAAAGTTCCAGACGGAAACAAAGCCAGAAGGCATTTTTCCATCAAAAGTAGTGTTCATACCATTCATAGATCCATCTCTGGGCAATTGTGGGCGTGTAGATTTAGCGATTTGCTGATTCACATCACCTGGTCTTTTATACGGGTTGTTATGACTACTGCCCTCATTCTTGGGTTTTAAGCTCATTTTTATTCCTTTCTTTCGTATTGACTACAAGATAACTGAATATTACAAATATGGCTAGTGTCACCACTCGCTCCCACATAGGATTCCACATTGTCCATCCGCACATAATGCTTGATGCTATTAACGCCAAAATCGTTATTAAACGGTCTGTAATGACCGCCAATGCTAGGCGTACCAAGGCTACTGCTTCCATACTTTATCCCCTTAAAAGTTAAACCAAACATTAGTTTAACCTTCCTCATCATCTACTGCAATAAAGCCACTACCCCATTCATCATCAGAAATCTTCTGTTTTAGCTTTTCAATGTTCACCATACGGTCAATCACCTTACATTTATCGGTAAGGGATGCCATAGGATCAGCCATGACTTCTTGGAGCAACTTTTCAACAGCGCTCTCAAGTTCGGGGTTTAGACCTTTTTGCTTCTTGCTCATCTCTTAGATTTACGCTTAGTAATCTTATGACGGTTACGCTTGATTGCTTTATTCATTCCCATTCTTTTATTTTCTGGGTATGGGGTGTTACCTTTTTCCATGATTTCTCCTTATTTTCCAATGTAGCCAGATACAACATGACCTGTAGTGTAAAGACCAGCAGCTCCAAGAGCTATTTGTGACCATTTTTTAATGGCTAACTTCTTCTGTTCAGCATTAACAACGCCCTGAACCTCAGTCAAAAATTGATTTCTTTGGTCAATAGGCAGGTAATTAGCCAGTTTTTGAGCTTGTTTGTTAATGTAATCAATCTTTTCTTTAGGGTTAGTAATCTTGTCTGCACGGTCAATATCTGACTGCAAAATCTTTAATTCACCCTGTATTTTTCTTTGTTCAGCAGCAGTAGCAGTTCTGGTCTTGCCACGCTCTAACGCAGTAGCGCCACGCTTTTCAGCTTGTTCTAGCTTTTGAACATAGCTTCCT